AGTACTACTGAAAGTACTACTGAAAGTACTACTGAAAGTACTACTCTTAGTACCTCCTTTTATATTATTCTATAAAAGATAAATACTAAGAGTAGTACTTATAGTACCTCATATCTTTCGTGTTATTAGAAGAATAAGCAACAAAAAGGTGTTGACTTCTAGTACGTGTCAAGTACAACTAGGGTATCTTAGAAATGGCAAAGAATACTAAGAGTAAACAGATCAGATATTATTCTGACGAAAGAGTTCTAGAGCGGTTCTACGAGTCTATCGCTTCTGGTGACGTTAAGAGCTTAGTGAGAGTTCACATACCGAAGTCAGACGTTTTCTACGCTAGAGAAGCCTACTACAATCACTCAGGGGAATGGGTCAGCCTAGACAGGATGGAACGAGCTATGTACCTAGAGGGTATGCTTGAAGCATCTGAGGTGTTAGACCCCGAAAGGAAGAGAGAATGGGAATGATGATGGGCCTTATGATTGGCGGTAAGACCCCTGAGGTAGACCCCAAGAACAAGAAGAGAGCAGTAAAGTACTGGATGTATGGAGCACCAGCATCTGAGTTAGCTATTGCTTGGGGTATTGATGAAGATGTAGCTGACCTAAAGAAGTGCGCTAACTGTGAGTACTTCGATAACAGAGTGTCTACCCTAAAGGCTACTGGTGGTAAGACTGGTCAGGGTGCCTGTTCTAAGTTTAAGTTTCTATGTTCTGATGAGGCTTCGTGTCAGGCATGGGAATGTAAGGCAGACTACGAACTAGAGCATATGCTAGAGGATGAGGATGATAGCTCCCCTATGTCTTCTAGTAAAGATGATGATGATGATGATGATACCTAATAGTATCTACCCTAACAGTATCTCCTAAAGGAATCAAACCATGATGAAACGTAACTCTTTAAGACCAGCTATGGCTCGTAAAGCTTCTATGAGACAATCCCCTAAGGACTCTAGTATTAACGCTAGAAACTTAGCTATGGCTCAATCACAGAAAGCTAAATCAGGAAAAAGAACTCCCCCTGCTCCGAAAGCAGATCAGTCAAGAGCAGCCCAAATGCAAGCACAGCAAGCACTTGACGCACAAAAGAGAGCAAAAGCAGCAGCAGGTTCTAAGAGTAGATTTAATAGTAAACAGGAAGATGCTTTAAAAAAGTTTAACAGTAAAATCTCTAGCTCCCCTGTAAGAGCTACTCCTAGACCTATGAAAGAAGCTCCCCCTAAGCCTAAGTCTGGTACTACTAAACCAATGGGTAGAAGTCTGTTCTTTAGTAATGCCGCTAAAACACTAAGAGGAAAGAAGTAACGCCATGGGCAAACCTGATCCTCGACTAGAAAGAGCAGGAGTTAGTGGGTACAACAAGCCTAAGCGTACCCCTAATCATCCTACTAAGTCCCATGTTGTTGTAGCTAAGCAAGGGGATCAGGTGAAGACTATACGCTTTGGTCAGCAGGGTGTAACTGGTGCAGGTAAGAACCCTAAGTCAGATAAAGATAAAGCCCGTAAGAAAAGCTACTACGCAAGACATAACGCTCAGGACTCTAATCCCTCTAAGCTTTCTGCTAGATACTGGTCTCATAAAGTAAAGTGGTAAGAAATATGCCAGCAGTTAAGCCAAAAAGCAATGTTAACCAGTCAGGTAACTACACAAAACCTACTATGCGTAAGGCTCTCTTTGAGAGTATCAAGGCTGGTGGTAAGGGTGGTAAGCCCGGTCAGTGGTCAGCTAGGAAGGCACAGATGCTCGCTAAGCAGTACAAGGCTAAGGGTGGGGGTTACAAGTCATGAAGGCCCCTCAGAAGTCCCTCAAGGCTTGGACTAAGCAGAAGTGGCGTACTAAGTCCGGTAAGCCCTCTACACAGGGTAAGGATGCTACAGGAGAAAGATACCTCCCAGAGAAAGCTATTAAGGCTCTTTCGTCTAGTGAATACACTGCGACCTCTAAGGCTAAGAGGGAAGGTACTAAGAAGGGTAAGCAGTTCGTTAAGCAACCAAAGACTGTTGCAAAAAAGACTGCTAGATACAGGAAAACGTAGATGCCTGTAAATCGTAAAATGATGAAGTCCATGAAAGAGCAGTACGGCCCTGAGAAGGGTGAACGTATCTACTATGCTAAAGAATTACATTCAGGCAAGGAACAGAAGATGATGAACAAGAAGAAAATGGGTTATGCTAAGGGTGGTATGGCTTCTGATGAAGAAATTAAACCCGGTAAGCCTAAGCGTCTAAAAGAAGTTCCTGCCGATAACCCCGGTCTTGCTAAACTCCCTGAGAAGGTTCGTAACGGTATGGGCTACTTGAACAAGGGTGGTATGGCCTCTAAGAAGATGGGTTACGCTAAGGGTGGTATGGTTAAAGCTAATTGTGGTGCTTCTGTTAAACCTAATCGTACTTCTAGAACGTAACTACTAAGATGACTATTTACTCCCAAGGTAAGTCAGCTAGACCTCAGAGCTTTCATGTTAGTGCTACCACTGAGGATGTAGCTGCTACACTCTACACATGTCCTGCTAACTGTAGGGCAGAAGTGTCTATGCTTCTTATCGTGAATAACAACGGTAACACGACTGTCGATGTAACTTGGGAAGATGCTAACAATCCTTCTGCACCATCCGACCTTTCTGCTTCTATCTTAGGTTCAAAGAATATGGTGCAAGGTGACTACGTACTATTTACTGGTGCTACTCTAGTACTTGAGCCGGGGGATACTATTGATATTACCCCTAGTGGACAAGCTACTCCCCACATTGACGGTCTATGCACTGTCACTGAAACATTCATCCCTGTCGGGTAAAATACTGGAAAAGTACTATGGCAAAAGAACCTAGCAGAAGACAAGGCGGTATCTTTGGGGGTAAAGGTTCCCTCAAAGAAGACCTTCAAGATATCAGTGGTGACAAGAAGATTACCTTCGCTGATACTTGGCTGGGTGACCTGTTGGGTTTTGATGGTAAGGTTGGTGTCCAAGGGGCTAACCTTAAAGAGTCGTGGTATGGTGCCAGACGTAGACCTTACCGTGAGAGAGCTAAGCAAACCCCTCCTTTAGAAAAAGCAGCTAAAGACTTCATTGCCAGTAAGATGGACAGGGACAATGCCCAAGAAGACTTACGTAACAGCTTCCTTCGTGTAAGGAATAGAGGCTTTGACGATAAGGCTGCTGCTACTGACAGGGCTGTTCGTAGTATGTCTCGTGAAAGATTTGACTTCTTTGAAGAAGTACCTCCAGTTAAAAGAGCTAGTGCTACAGAAACTACCGACACTCCCTCGAAGATAACTACCATCAATGACATGGGTGGTTTAAAGGACGGTATCAAAACACTAGAGGAAAGACAGTCTATCGTAGAGTTATCTAACCAGTACGATCTTACTACTGGGGATCGACCTTACTTTACAAGTATTGAAGAGTTACAAAAAGCTCTTAACGCAAAGCTTATCTCTCCCGGTGAGATTGTCTTTATTGAAGGTACTGGTGGGTATAGAGTACCGACTACTCCTAAGAAGGGACTTATGCCAAAACCTGAAACTCCTGCTCCTGAGACTGAACCAGAAGCCAAATCTGAATTTGCAGCGGCTTGGGAATACAACGAACTTCCTAAGATAGAGGCTTACAAGGCTATTGAAGCGGATATTCTTAATGGTCGTATTAAGGACCCTGTACGGTTAGACCACATTCGCGCTCAGTATCAAAAAGAAGGGCCGGGCCTTGGTGGTGCGATGTGGGACCAACTCCACGAAATCCTTAAAAAACAATGGGGATAACTGATGGCTAAGAACCTAACAGACCAGCAGCAGAAATTCCTTGAAGTTCTCTACGAGGAAGCCCACGGGGATATCCGTACTGCTATGCGTATCGCAGGGTACAGCGACAACACCACTAGGTCTTCCGTAACGAATGCCTTAGCGGAAGAGATTGCATCCGCTACCCAGAAGTTCATTGCTGAGTCTGCCACTAAGGCTGTATACTCCATGTACGAGGTAATGACTGATCCTGTTAAGCTAGGTAACAAAGAGAAAATGGCTGCATCTAAGGACCTGTTGGATAGAGCAGGGTTCGCTAAGACTGAGAAGGTAGAGGTAAAAGCTGAAGAACCTGTATTTATCCTACCAGCAAAGAATAAAGAGTCTTGACAGACTACTAAGAGTACTGTACTATTATGCCAAGCG